CGATGCGGTGACCGGCTGGTGCCGCCTCGACCAGACGCACCCGCTGGCGAACGTGACCACCGGGCCGATGAAGCTGCGCCACCCTGGCATCGACTCCTACGGGCCCTGGTATCAGGCGCGCACGCTGACCGACCACGCCGGCGAGCGTCTGCCAACGGGTTTCATGGGCTTTGCGCTCACCTTCATTACGCGCGAGCTGTGGGATCGTTTCCCAATGCAGCCGCTGGCTCCGGATGGCAAGGGATTCGCCTCCGACTTCTCGCTCTCGCTGCGTTTGCAGGACGCGGGCGTGCCGATGTGGGTGACCTGCTGTTCGGAGGTCACCCATGTCAAGGAAAGATGGGGCTGGGAGTGGACTGCGGACACAGATCCGCGCAAGCGGCTGCTTATCGGTGAGCGTGAGCCCAAGACCCGGTTCTCGTGGTGGTGCGACGCGTGAGCGCGCCGCGGATCCACGGCCTGCTGTGTTGGTACGACGAGTCGCCATCGTTCCTGGCTGCTGCGGTGGCGTCGTTCGCGCCGGTCTGCGACACGATCACGGCGGTTGACGGCGCATACGCGCTTTTCCCTGACGCGAGGCCGCGCTCGCTGCCGATCCAGGCGCAGGTGATTCAAGACACCTGCGACGCGCTTGGCATCGGCTGCACCATTCACCGGCCGGCAGAGCCCTTCTACGGCAACGAGGTCGAGAAGCGGAGCCTGCTGTTCCGCCTGGGCGCGGCCGTCGCCGAGCCGCACAAGGATTGGTTTTGGGTGTTCGACGCCGATTGTGTGCTCAGCGAATTCCCATCTGACCTGCGCGAGCATCTGGCTGAGTGCCCTGTGCCGGCCGCGGAGGTCGTGCTGTGGGAACGCCGCGACTACATCGGCGATCACCCAGAGGCCGCGCGCGAGTTGTCGTTCCCAACGGCCAGCGCCTCGCGCATGAGGATGCTGTTCAAGGCTCACGACAAGCTGCAGTCTGTCGGCGCGCACTACATCTACGGCGGGTTCAATGTCCACGGCGATTGGGAATATCTGTGGGGGCCGCGCCGTATTGGCACATGCGAGGCCGCCACGTTTGAGAGCGTGCGCGTCGAGCATCGGTCGATCTGGCGAGACAAGTACCGACGCGAGGCGGCGCAGACGTACTACGAGATGCGGAATGAGCTGGGCGTCGAGCGTCTGACGACCGATGACGGCACCGGCCGGCTGGTCGTGGAGGCGCAGGGCTGATGCTGTGGTGGCGCAGGAAGCGTCTGGCACGCGTGCACCTGACCGGCGATGAGCCGAGCCTCGAGGGTGTCTACATGGGCCGCGTGGGGCGCAAGCACTACCGCCTCGAGGGTGCATCGCTGATTGAGTCATCTGACAGCAGCGTGGAGCTCGAGGGCTATCAGCTGATCCCGGTTGAGCGCGTCGCCTTTATCCAGGTGCTCGACGGATGATCGTGCGGACCCGCCACGCAGGCGGACGCCAGGTGCGATCAAGCGCGACCTACGGATCGAGCGCGATTCCCATGCCCGGCTCGGGCTACAGGTCATTCGCGGGCAATCGCGTATCTGTCACCTCGGCAATGGGCCTCCCGGCCGTGAGCGCGGCCGTACGGATCGTGTCGGAGACGATCGGCGCGCTGCCTGTGATCGTGCGCGACGGCAACCGCCGCGCGACGCAGAGTGCGCAGTACCAGCTGCTGCACGACCGGCCGAACGAGCTGCCTCAGTCGCCGTTTGACTTCATCACGCAGGTCGCCATGAGCATCGAGACGCAGGGCAACGCCTTCGTTCAGATGATCAGGTCCGGAAACCGCGTGACCGAGCTGTATGTGGTCGATCCCGACATGGTGCGCGTGCGCCGCGATCCCGACACCGGCGACAAGCGGTTCGACGTGTTCATCGACGGCGAGCGGATCATGGATCTGACCTCGCGCGACATCATCCACATTCCCGGCTTCGCGCCGGCCGGAAGCATTGTGGGCTTCTCGCCGATCCAGATTCACCGCCATGCCCTTGGCAATAACCTCGCCATGCAGGAGTTCCTCGGGCGCTATTGGAGCAACGACGCCTCGCCTGGACTCGTCATCAAGGTGCCCGGCACGGTCGGCGGCCAGCAGGCCAAGCAGATCCTCGAGACGTGGGCCGCCAACCACGGCAACGGCGTGCACAACGCGCACAAGCCAGCCGTGCTCGCCGGCGGCGCTGAGCTCGAGAAAATCCCGATCAACATGCGCGACGCAGCCTACGTCGAGGCCGCGCGCATGGGCATCGAGGACATCGCCAACATCTACCGCGTGCCCAAGCACATGCTCGGCGTCGGCGAGCCTGTCGGCAACACCGCCGAGCAGGAGATGATCCGCTTTTTCCAGACCTCCCTGCTGCCGCGCATCCGCCGGATCGAGCAGGGCTTCAACGCATCCGCGCTGTTCGAGGGCACGGCCCTCACGCCGGAATTCCTCATCGACGGTCTGCTGCGCGCAGACGCCGAGACTCGCTACAACAACGCGCTCAAGGCACGCCAGGGAGGCATCCTCACCGCGAACGAGCTCAGGGCCCTCGAGGGCTACCCGCCGCTGCCCGGTGGGGATGAGCTGCAGATGACGCCTGTTGGTGGCGCACCGAACGCACCAGGAGGTGCCGATGCCGCTGCGTGAGTGCTCTGACGGCGACCAGCCGGGCGTGAAGTGGGGCGAGGCTGGTGCCTGCTACTCCTACACCGCCGGCGATGAGGAGTCGCGCAAGGAAGCCGTGCGCAAGGCGCTGGCACAGGCCGTGGCGATGGGCGACCTGCCCACCGATCGCATGATCCGCCGCGACGCCGAGCTGCGCGCGGTCGACCTGGTGCCACCGCAGGAGGTTGCCGACGAGGCGGCCCGCGGCCTCGAGCTCTACGAGGAGGGCAAGGGTGGCGACGGCCTCGTGGACCGCACGATCGCCGATGCCCGCTCGATGGCGTCCCGCGAGGCGCTGTCTGAGGAGAAGGTCCGCGCCATGCCCGCATGGTTCGCCCGCCACGAGGATGACTTCACCCGCGGCACCGACGATCAGCCCGGCGAGGAGACGCCGGGATACGTCGCCTGGTTGCTCTGGGGCGGAGACGCCGGCCGCGCGTGGTCCGAGGCCATGGTTGAGGAGATGGGCCAGGTGGAGGACGAGCAGGAGCGCAGCGCGCCTGAGCGCCGCGATGACGACGCTGAGTGGATGACGCCACGCCAGCGCGTGCTCTACAAGAAGCTCGAGGACATCGCTGAGACGTTCGGGCCGTGGGATCCGTCGACCGGCCCTGACGGCGCGCACTACATGGCTCCTGCTGATAACCCGTTCCGCGAGGCTGGGCTCGTCTGCTCCAACTGCGCCTTCTACCAGGGCGGCGGCGGCTGCGAGATCCTGAGCCAACAGGTCGAGCCCGAGGGCGTCTGCCGGTTTTGGATCGTGCCGGCCGATCCGCTTGCGCAGGTCGAGCCCGAGGCGGAGGTTGCCGAGGAGCTCTCAGTCGACGCTAACACCGCTGAGCGCGAGATCGCGTATCACGGCCGCAAGGCCGAGTGGCGCGAGAGTGGCGCAGGCAAGCAGTACCGCACGGTCGCCGGGTATGCGGTCGTGTGGGATGCGGTCAGCCTCGACCTTGGCGGGTTCAAGGAGACGTTCAAGCGCGGCGCGTTTGCCGACGCACTCGCTCAGAAGCCTGACATCCGCTTGCTCTACAACCACGACAGCGCCTACGTGCTCGCCCGCTCGAGCAACGGGACGCTCGAGGTTGATGAGGATGAGGTCGGCCTGCGCATCTGGGCGCGCGTCGACATGAACGACCCGCATGTGCGCATGGTTGCCGCCAAGCTCGAAAATGGCACCGTGGATCAGATGTCGTTTGCGTTTACCACCGCGCTGGATGGCGATGAGTGGTCATACAAGGGCGACTACCCCATGCGCACCGTGCGCAAGGTCGACGAGCTGTTCGAGGTATCAGCCGTCGCCATGCCCGCCTACGAGTCCACCCGCGTTGGGATACTCGAGCGAGCAGTCAGTCAGGGTCGCGTGCCGAGTGCACGGGCCTCCCGCGTCGCGCCGGCCGATCCGGCGGGCGTTTCGTCGCAGGTCGATGACCTGGGCCGGGACACCGAGGATCAGTCAACACGAGCCATCGCCGCCAAGTGGCGTGCCCGGCTCGAGCGAAAGCGTAAGGAGGCCCAGCATGGGCGACAAGATCATCGAGGCGCGCGAGGCCCACGCCGCGGCGCTTGACGAGTTCGAGGCGGCGGTTGAGGCTGTCGCCATGGCCGAGGGGGATGACCTCGAGGCTGCTGAGGAGCGTGCTGCCAAGGCCGAGGCCGAGGTCGAGCGTCGCTCGTCCATCATCGAGAAGCTCGAGAAGGTCGCCGAGGCCCGCAAGGCCACGCCGATCATCGTGCCGCAGGCCGAGGTCGAGGAGCGCGAGCTGCCGTCCGTGAAGGTCGGCAAGGAGGAGCCGGTCTATCGTCCGGACACCCGCGCGTCGTTCTACCGCGACCTGGTGTACCGCAACCGCGACACCGAGGCCATGGAGCGCATCGGCCGTCACCAGGCGCAGATGCGTGACATGAGTATGACCGACACCGCTGGCGGCGACTTCGTTCCGCCTGTGTACCTCGGCGAGCTGTACGAGGAAGTGCGTCGCAACCGCCGCGTGGTGGTCAACGCCCTTCCCAAGCTGCCGCTGCCGCCCTCGGGCGACACCATCAGCATCCCGGCCTTCACGTCGGGCGGCTCGGTGGCCGCGCAGCAGGAGAGCAACAGCGTCTCCGAGACTGACCTGGTGAGTGCCACCACCTCTGTGTCGGTGCGCACCTACGCGGGCCAGATCGACGTGAGCCGTCAGCTGCTCGACCGCGCTGAGGCCGGCGGGCAGATGATCGACACGCTCATCTTCCGCGAGCTCACC